TACCATATGATATACATAAAGATTTATCAAATACCGAATTAAGGGCAATTGGTGGATTATTAAATCCTGAACCTGAAGTTAGAAAAGCAGCATCAACACCCGCAGATGCTGTTAAATATATAGTTGGTGTATTTGATACAACTGGATTACCAGCAGAATCTACTGAAAACCTTGAATATTTAAGAGCAGTTGGATTTAGTGGTTCTCAAATAAAAAAGACAATTATTCCAAACGCTATAGATGCAATTGAAAAAAAGCAATTTCAATTAGGTAATCAAATATTTATAGAGTATGGAGCTGGTTCTAAACATAGACCTACGTTAATTGCTGCATGTGAAAGTTATAAATCATCGGATACTCATTCGGAAATAACTTCATCATCTCATATTCGTATGGATAGACTTATGACCAACTTTAGAATTGCCCATCAATTAAATGATAAGAAAAAGAAATTAGTTGTGGTAATTCACCATCCAACTCCAAAAGCTAAAAAAGAGTGGGATTCAAATGTACAAGCTTTACATAACAAAGAAGTTGAGTTTTGGATTAAGAAAAGAGGGTTTGAATTTGATTGGGTAGAGATGCCACACTTAATGGATAATAAATTAGTTAATTAAAATAAATAAATGTATCAAAACGTATATTATCAAAGAGAGAGGAATTTAGTACACTTGTGGGATGACAAATTAGGTTATCGTTCATTTCCATACACAAGGTACGCATATGAAAAAGCAGAGAGAGGAGAATATACTTCTTTGTATGGTGATAGGTTAAGTAAGATTTTTAAATTCACAAAAGATGACCCGAATTTATTTGAATCTGATGTACCCGAAACAACACGTATTTTAGTTGATACATATACCGATTCTGATATCCCATCGGAAGGGCATGTTGTTCTCACATACGATATTGAGTGTGAAATGGATACGGGGTTGCCTGATGTTGAGAAAGCAGAGAACGAACTTACAGCGATAGGTTTGCATGATTCCGCTACTGACCATTATTGGGTTCTTATTATGGACAAAGATGGTAAGATGAAGGAAAGTAAGAATGGTAATCGTAGTGTTATTCCTTTTAGAGATGAGAGGGATATGTGTATGAAATATCTTTCACTATACGAATATATTAATCCTACAATTGTAACCGGCTGGAACATAGACTACTTCGATACTCCATACCTTTATAATCGTATTAAGAGAATATTAGGAGCAAAGCACGCTAATAGGTTATCTCCAATTGGTGAATGTTTCTGGTCACCATATCGTAAGAGATTCTTTATGGCTGGTGTATCTTATTTAGATTACATTGGTTTATATAAATCATACACTTATGTTGAGATGGATAACTATCGTTTGGATACGGTAGCTATGAAAGAATTAGGTAGAGGTAAGGTAGAATATTCAGGCAATTTAGATGAGTTATTTAAAACCGATATTGAAAAGTTTATTGAGTATAATTTGGTAGACGTACAATTAGTTGTTGATATGGAACGTAAATTACAATTCGTAGATTTATGTAGAGGTATCTGCCACGCCGGACATGTACCTTATGAAGATTTTGTGTATTCATCAAAGTTCTTAGAAGGTGCGATGTTATGTTACCTTAAAAGAAAGAACATTGTAGCTCCTAACAAACCCGCCGATAGACAAGAGATGATGCAAGCCCTAAGAGATAATGAGCAAGAGAAGTTTATTGGGGCATATGTTAAAGCACCTATCGTTGGTAAGTATGATTGGATATATGACTTGGATTTAACTTCACTATATCCTTCAATCATTATGACTACAAATATTTCACCTGAAACCAAAGTGGCTAAGATTAGTAATTGGGATGCACAAAAGTTTATGAAAGGTGAGATTGATACTTTCTTTATTGGTGAAAAAACTATTACAAAAGAAAACCTACGAAAGTTATTGGATGAGAGTAAGTATACGGTATCTTCTAATGGTGTATTATATACTACTGATAAGGTAGGTTGTATTCCAGCTATCTTAGATTTATGGTTTGACCAAAGGGTTGAGTTTCGTAAGTTAGAGAAAAAATATGGTGAAGCTGGTGATAAAGAAAAATATGCATTCTATAAGAAAAGACAGTTAGTACAAAAAATCTTATTGAACTCTTTATATGGAGTATTAGGATTACCTGCATTTCGTTTCTATGATGTGGATAACGCTGAGGCGGTAACACTAACAGGTCAGACGGTAATTAAATCAACTGCGGAGATGGCTAACATTAAATACAATAAAGAGTTAGGTACAACTGGAAATGATTACAACATTTACATTGATACGGATTCAGTATTCTTTTCAGCAGTTCCTCTATTAGACCATAGGCATAAGAATTGGAAAGAAATGCCTGATAGTGAAGTTGCTTTATTAGTTGATGGTATTGCTGGTGAAACGCAAGATTTCTTAAATAACTTTTATAACATTCTTGCTGAAAAAATATTCAATGTACCAAAAGAAAAACATAGATTCCAAATTAAGAAAGAGTTTGTAAGTAGAAGTGGTATTTGGATTGCTAAGAAAAGATACGCTCAATGGATTATTGCGGAGAATGGAATTCCAACTGATAGATTGGATGTTAAAGGATTGGACGTAGTTCGTTCATCATATCCTGCCCAATTCCGTAATTTTATGAGTGGTGTTTTAATTGATATTCTTAAAGGTGAAACTGAAATGGTATTAACTGATAAGATATATGATTTCAAAAAGGATTTGGTTAATATGGATGTAACTTCGATAGCTAAGAACTCAGCAGTAAAAGAATTATCAAAGTACATTCCAAAGAAAAAAGATAATAGAGCAATGTTTCAATTCAATAGTGGAACTCCGGCTCACGTTAAAGCAGCAATCGCACATAATCAATTATTAGTTCACTTCAAATGTCCTGCTAAGCACGCTCCAATGAGAGATGGTGATAAAATTAAGTGGGTATATCTAAAACAAAACCCGTATGGGTTAGATGCAGTTGGATTCAAAGGGCATGATGACCCGGATGAAATAATGGACTTGGTGAGGATGTATATCGATTATGATAAAATCTTCGAAAGGGAATTATTGAAGAAATTAGAGGACTTCTATGGGGCTTTAGGATGGGGAGCAGTACTTTCCTCTCAAAAGACAGCGGAACAATTCTTTTCTTTTTAAAAGATTTGGTAGTTTCAGGTATTTTTCGTATATTTGTATAACAAATTAAAACAATAAATTTAAAATTTCAATTATGAACAAAGGCAAATTTGATGGTTTCGTAAATCGTTACAACTTAGGTGGTGAGATTGAATCCGTTATGGTAAAATCCGATGACAAGAACTTATCGGTAAGAATGATTTCAGATGACAAAACCTTATTAGGTGATGTTACAGTAGTGGGCGGTGAATTTCCAAATGGTGAGTTTGGTATTTACACTACATCACAACTAAAAAGCTTATTGAGTGTATTAGATGATGCTATCACTGTAGAAGAAGTGACTGGTGCATTAAAATTCTCAGATAAGAAAACAAAGGTACAATATATGTTAGCAGCACCATCGGTGATTCCAGCAGTACCTGATTTAAAAGCATTACCTGCGTTTGATACGGAAGTTGCTTTGGATGATGAGTTTGTAAATAAATTCATCAAATCAAAAGGAGCATTAGCTGACGCTGATACTTTCACATTTACTATCAAAGGTGGTAAGGCTGAAATTATCTTAGGTTACTCATCAATTAACTCAAATAGAATTTCTATTGGTGTTGATGCAACCGCTAAAGAAGATATCGAACCAATTGCGTTTTCAGCAAAATATTTGAAAGCTATCTTAATGGCTAACAAAGGTTCTAAAACATCTTCATTGAAAATCTCATCTAAGGGATTATCACATGTATCATTTACTGATGGAGATTACACTTCAAACTATTACTTAGTAGAAATTAAATAATTAATATGAGCTTTTGGGAAACCGAACCACAAAAACCTGTCTTTGACTTTGAATCTGAAAAGACGAAGTTAATTGAAAATATGGACTACCTTATGACGATGTCTGTTCAAGAACAAACATTGTATAAGAAGTGGGTAGAATTGCAAGAACCTACAATGATTCAAGCAAAAGCCCAAATAGCATCTTATTATGATTCTCAATGGAAACCAACTGATATCAACAATAAGGAGCTAACGATAAAAGAAATTGAATCGTTAGACCCTTACGTTGAAATTGTTGATGACCCTAAAGAATCTACTAAATGGGCAGCGGTAAGACGTATGATTCACACAATGGATTTTACAGCAAACCCTGGCCGTAATGTGAAGATTAATGTAAAG